AAGAGTTGGATTTGTAGGGTCAGTTAGCTATCTGTGTCAGGTAAATAGTGACAAACAGCATACCTAACATCCAGGTAAGGCCGAAGACAATTACCGGGGGCATGGCAGCACCTACTGACTAAGTGACTGTAGGTGCGCTGTAGAACTCTGCTGCCCATTCCTGGTAGGTCGGATCCTCCGGGAATGGATAGCCGTGCTCGTGCTCCCAATCGATCTCGGAAATGCCGCACGGGGAATACCAGCCGCCTTCGTCGGCTTCCCAGCCGGCGGCGCTGCGTGCCTTGGCGATGCGATCGTCCTCGGCCATGGCAGCCTCGACGGCGCCGAGGTGCTCGTACCAGTTGGGGCAGCGCTCGAGCTGCGCCAGGTTGAAGGCGGGGTCGCTCATTCGCCTAGGTGGAGTAAGTGGGCTTCGAGGTAGTTGCTGACCTCCTGCAGCTTGCGGCCGGCCGCGGTGCGCTCCGTGGTGGCCTGCGCCCAGGCGCCAGCGGGTTGCACGTAGTAGTCCCGGCAGTTGAACTCGATCGCGTTAAACGCGGCGATGGCGTTGTTCAGCTCACGCCAGGCTTTGAAGTAGCGCGCGGAGAGCATCTCGCGGCTGGTGCCGTTGAGATGCACCGTGGGGAAAACAGTGGGTTCAGGCATCATTCCTCTCCGATGTAAAAGCCAGAGCCGGGCGCGAAATCCTCGAGCATGTCGCTAAACGCACGCTCTATCCGCTGTTTGTTGCGGGGATCCGCTTTGTACCAGGCATGCGCTAAGGCTCGGCAAAAGCCGCCGCCGTGCATCTCCATCGACTCAACCGTGAGATGGCGCTGGTGCGGTGTCAGCTGGGTGTAGCTCATTGGGAAACTCGGGTTGAAAGGGCGACATAAACAGTGGGCGAATCAGCGGCCAGGCCTTCGGCCTGCTCGCGTAGCTGCAGCTTGCGCAGCGCATCCATCGAGATCTCGGTCTCGGGGGTGTAGGTCCAGCGGTGGCGGACCTTACGGGTCACCACCAGATCGCCCTGCTCGATACGGTCGATGTCAAGGCGCTGCATCCGCTCACACAACCACACACGGTGGGCGGTGAGCTCTGCAGTCAGCTGCTGAACCTGCAGCTGCAGCTCGTGTGCTGCAGTAAGGCGCTTGCCTATGGCGCCGGTTGGGCTGTAGGAGCGAGTGTTACGCATGAATTAGTGAAGAACGCAAGTAAAGTAGCAGAGGATCGCGGTTTAGTGCGATCTCTCCACATAAGAGGTCATGTTGTACGTGATCCCGAGGTTGTCGAACGCCTGCAGTAGCGGGCCGACTTCGGCGGGATCCTCAACCCAGTGCTCGTGCTCGAGATCCTCAGAAAGGAAATGCCACACGCGGATCGGCGGATCCTCAGGCTCGGGGTCTGGTGGTGAAAGCGGCCGGGGGTCAGGGCAGTAGGTCATGGTGCGAGGAAGACAGTGGGTGTGGGGGGTAGCGTCTGCGTTGGGCGCTGATAGCCGTGGTCGATCGCCATAGCGGCGAGCGCCAGGCCTAGGAGCACGCCGGCGATGTGCTCGGCGCGGATCCACGGCGGGGTGGGGCGGCGGCGCGAGCGGTGGGGGCGGTAGGGGTAGCGGGTCATGGCTTAGTTGCGTAGGGCGAAGCGATTGGCGGATGCGCCGTGGGCGTGGATGCCGTAAGCGCCGGTGCTGCCATCGCAGGCGTGGCAGGCAGAGCAGGTGGTGACGTGGCAGGCCTCGGTGGAGGCGGGGCAAAGGGTGACGCCGGCAGGGAGGGGCTCACCTACGGGGACGACGAGGTAGGGCTGCCAGCCGTGGGCGGTGGCGTCGAGGTAGTCGCGCATCCCGTGGCAGGAGGCTTGGAGGAAGTCGCGGTAGCCCTGCGCGTCGGTGCGCCGCCATTGGGCGGTGTAGCCGGTGTGGTTGCGGGTGCGGGTCAGGCAGGCGCGCCAGACGGACTCGGGGACGCAGTAGGGGTCGCCGGCGGAGCCGATGCGTAAGTCGAAGCCGTCGAGGACGGCGTAGTCGGTCAGCCGGGCGTAGTTGCCGCGCTTGTAGCAGCGCCAGACGCTGAGGGGTGCCTGATACCAGATGACGTAGCAGGTCTTATGGGTGAAGTGGTGACAGCCGCCGCAGACGGAGACGTTGGAGCCGTCGCGGTAGCCGACGGTGGGGGCAATGTCCTGGCGGAGGATCCAGGTTTGGAGCATGGTGCCGGTCTTGTCGTTGCCGGAGTGCTCGGTTAAACCGGTGATGATGCAGACGATGGGAGCGCCGTCGATGGGGGACGGGCCCTCGTAGAGGATGAGGCCGTTGGAGTTGGTCATGACGTAGCGAAGTGGATGAGCGAAGGAGCTCTACTTAGAGCTCGTAATGAAACCAGCCGTAGCTGGGTCAGTAGTCGCAGGTAGACACGCCGTCGGGAAGCTCGGTGAAGATGTCATCGAGGGAGATGGTGATTACCTCTCCTTTGTTGTTGAAAGCAGTGGCGTAGCCGATGAGGTAGCGCAGCTTCTCGGCACCGACTTCCTTGATAACGCACCACTGGCCGTCGAGGAGGTGCGGGGCGACGGCGGACTCGACATCCCAGTCGATGTGGTCGTCCGTGGTTTCGTCGTAGATCATCGAAGGCCAGCCGCCACCGTCGGAGTTGGTGACGAGCAGGCAGACCTCGTTGTCGGGGATGGATTCGACGCAGACCTCTACGTCGGATGGCATGACGGCTTCGAGCGCGGCGATGTCCTTGACGCGGAACTTGTTGGACCGCGCTGAGGCGATGTAGTTAGCCATAGGCTGATAACTCACAGCTTGAGAGGGATGAGGCGCGAGGCGCCCAGGGAGCCCACCGCGAGGGAAGGGCTCCGGGGGTGCGTCAGGCGTCGGAGTGCGGAGTGAGGCCGAGGCGGGCGAGGGTTGCGCCGGTTGTGGCGTAGGGGTACTGGGCGGCCAGGGGGCCGCAGAACATCCAGCTGTGGAATGTTGGTGACCAGTAGAGGTCGGTTGGGTCCACACCTACGGAGCGCAGTTGATCGGGGGTGACGGGTGGTTGAAAGACGTTGTTGAAGTGGGTTTTCATTGGCGGTAGTTCAGGGCGAGGTCTTTGATCTGGTCGATGTACTCCTGGACGGCTTCAAACTCGTCCTCGGTGCAGTAGCCGTCGTGGAACTGGTTTGCGCGGGCGAAGTATTTGAGGAGGGCGTCGAAGTCCTCCGGGTGGATGGGAAGCTGTGCGGTCATGGCTTGCGGCGGGCGAGTTCGTCGGCGTAGGTGAAGGCTTGGTCCTCGTAGTAGGCCTCACGAATGGGGTTGCTATGGCGCAAGCCGGCCGCCGCGGAACGGCAGTCGGCGATGACGTAGCGCAGGGAAACGGTGCAGAGGGTTTCTGCGTGGCTCCGCCACTTGGCGAAGTCTTCGGGGGTGGCGTGCTCGGTGATCATTGGCCGGCCTCGATGAGAGAGAACAGTTCGGTTTTGACCGCATGGACGGTGCGGCCAGCCACGGTGTGGATGCCGTAGCAGCCGTGGAAGGCGCCGTCGATCTCGGTGATGTAGGCGATGGCTTGCGGGTTGGTGCCCGCGGGGCGCTCGATGTCGGTGCGCCAGATGAACTCCAGGTAGCCGGGGCAGGTGGCCCGGCGAGAGTCGAAACGCATGGCTGAAACTCACAGCTAGAGGGATAGAGATGCAAAGCACCTCAGCCAAAAGACCCCCGGACGCAGTGCGCCAGGGGGAACTTCTGGGGGAGATGGTTTGTGCGTGCTAGGCAGAGCCGAATGCCCATTGCCACGGTCGGCACGCTGCGACCGCTACTAGTCAGCGGGACTTAGCACCGGGTGGATCAGAACCACCATGCCTGCAGGCCAGACGTTAAGGGGCTGGCGCACCTAACTAGCGGGGTTAACCGCTAGCACGAGCGCACTGCAGAATCGCGCTCGCTTGATATCTCACAAAGTCCGGCCCCTACCGCGCAAGGATCCTGCTCGCTCTCGGTGGAATCTGGCCTATCGCCGGCCTCTCCACCTAACGCACCCCGTGCCCCTCCCGTGATTTCGTAACTACTCCAGGCTCATCCGCTACAGCTCGGCGTGATAGCCGAGGCGGAAGTGTTGCCCTTGTTCGCTGTAGCCCGACACGGTGATCGGACCCTCAGGGATTTAAGGATGCGTCGCTGCAGCCCATCGGTAGCCTCCATCGCACTCGGGGTGCTCTAGAGCCGTGGCTTAGCTGACAACTCCGGGAACCGCCCGGCCGGCCGCGCTTTATCGGCTGCGCTGTGTTGTTAATGCATTGGTGGCTTGATCAACTGGAAGAATGATTGCACAGATCTGGGGATCCGTCAAGTAACCGGCCGGAGCCGGTACCGGCGCACAGCCGCGGGGAGCTGGCCTTAGGCCTAGGCTCCGCGGGGCGGCTGTTCTCCGATGCCATGAATGATTGCACCTAGTGGCGCAAGCGTCAAGACATCCGCTCGTTGCGTTTGAGACGCAAGGCGAGACGCGAGACGGCTTGCCTGAACAAACGGAAACGCGCATGATGTGCGCGCGTGGATCCAGTATGGCACGGCCTGACGCAAGGGTCAAGCGTCTTGGCTGTGTCTCATGCGACTCACCAAGCGGCTGTGAGTCTCATGCGATCTCAACCCTGGTCTCGCCTTGCGTCCCGGTGAGACGGGGGTACATCTGTACATCTCACTTCCTGGCCTAGAAAAAATGTATATGTATGTACGGCTTTCAACGCTCAAAAGCTTCCCAGCTGCAGTTGAGATTTCCTCTTAGTTGACGCAGTGCGCGTTGATAAAGTGTAGATACACGGCTTCTTGATATACCAAATTCGTTCGCTACCTGCTGAAACGTTGCCTGCTCGAAGTTCACCGCATACACAAGACGGCGTTGACGCGGGGGCAGCCGGCTAAGCGCTTCCTGGAGTTTCGCTTCGCGTTCAGCAGATAACGCAGCAAGCTCGGGAGACTCGGCCTCGGTTGGATCTTCGGCTGAAATCACATCGGCAATCGAGCTGTCAGTCAGGTGACACAGCGCATCCATAGAGCGGCAATCGGTGAAAGCGCATTGATGCAGGGTGTCGGTGATCCGAGACGGTTCGAGCTCGGTTGCTTCCGAGATCTCCTCCAGTGTTGGATGCCGGCCAGTGATCGCAGTGTGGTTGCTGATCATTCGGCGGATCTTCGAGGCATTGTCCTGGACGTTCACCGGTAGGCGGATCGTCCGGGAGGAGTTGTAGATCGCCCTCGAGATTGATTGGCGGATCCACCAGTAGCTGTAGGTGCTCAGGGCGTAGCCGCGGGTGGGATCGAATAGCTCGATTCCGCGGATAAGCCCCAAGCTGCCTTCTTGGATTAGATCGTTGAGTTCAAGGCCTCGGTTCTGATACCGCTTGGCTAGGTGAACCACCAGGCGCAGGTTGGTGCGAACCATCACGTCGAGTGATCGCCTGCCGCGACGTTCGATCAGTGGAGGTGCTGCGTTTCGATCGGGCTCAGTGCTGCCTGGTGGAACGTAAAAGATCCAAGCTCGGATTCGGTAAGCGTGGCGCAGCTGAGCTTCGCGCGACAAGATCGGGTGACGCGCGATGTCATTTAGATACTGACTTATGGGATCCGCCATGGTGAGGGCAACTCAAGCAGTGTGCAGATCTCGAATAAGGGAGCCCAGTAGCCAAGCGCGTGCATGCGCTAGGCCCTGTTGGCGCGCGATCTTGAAGTAAGTATCGCTGTAGGCATTGGTTAATTTGTTGTTTCGGATTGTTTCAGCTGAAGCGCTGGTGGCTAGCCGAATGTACTGAGGAAGCATGAGGAGAAATTGTGAGTCCATTAAAGGGAAAGAGCAAAGTTAGTGAAAGACATAATATCATCAACTTCAGCGATTAACTCATCCAAATAGCCATCGTTTTCTATGGTGTGCAAAAAGCCAATAGAGTAATCATTCTCTGGGTCAGCTAGAGAAGTAAGGTGATCCAAACTTCCCTCTGAACGGTGCGCTGTACCAGCATCAGCCTCGGGGCGGTTTACCTTCCACAGCTGTCCACCAAAGCGGTCAAGCAGCGCAGCTTCGTTCGGGAAACGCATGTCGTCTACGACAACGCGCTCAACTCCCTGCAGTTGTAGCTGCATATAGCGAAAAGTCCAGCAGCGAAGCCACAATTCAGGGTGAACGCAGTCGCGGCCCCATTCGGTGCCAAGCGTCCTAAGAAGATGGCGCGCATCGAGGCGATCATCGATCTCGGGTATCGGCGCGCTCTTGGCTACGTGGGTCATGTGGTGCGCATCCTGCAGGCTGTAGCCAAACTCCCGCAGCAGCGTGCCGACCATCGCCTTAAGCGGTTCGGCAAAGCTCAAATGGGTAAAGCCGTAGTGGGTCACCAAGTGACCGGCAATCGAAGATTTGCCGCTACCAGCGGTAGATGAGTAGATACCGATGAGCATGATCAGTTTTGGATTTTGATTGGATGAAGCAGGACAAGAATCCAGGCGTACATAGCCTTGCCGGCCTCGGTGTAAACAGCGGGCGGCTCATCGCCGTTACCGTCTGGATCTCCGAGGATCTGCCACAGCATCTTCGCTAAGCGCTGCACGTTGTAAGTACGCACTTCGTCATCTTGCAGTAGATGGACGATCGAAAGCAGAACGTGAGATGCGGTCACCTCGAAATCGAGGCCAAGCTCGGTCGTGAGGTGGGTGTAGAGCTCGTAGGTGATCGGGCTGTCTGGATCCTCTAATTCGGTTCCGTCGATGCCGCAGGCATTTGCGTGCTGCATAAGAGAGGCGCCACCGATGACGTTGGTCGTCAAAGTGTGGATTGGTGTGTGCTCAGTCATGCGCGTGCTCGGGTGAATCGCCTGAGCCGTGCTTCGAAGTGCTGCATGTACTGCGTGAGCTTGCGCGGCGACAGCTCCTCGATCTGAGGCTTCTCATCAGGGATGGCCACAACGATCAAGGCTCGTTTGATGTCCAGACCGTGGGTTTTGTAGACGTAGTTGGAAGCTGCGACATACGCAGCAACCTGCAGCGAATACTCGTACATCTTGGCGGGATTGCGCAGCTTGTCTGCTGTCTTCCAGTCCAAGAGCGAAGGCTGTTCGCCGTCGTCGTCTAAGTAAGCGATGCAGTCGAAGGTGCCTGCGTAGCGGAGCGGATGGTAGATGGCTCCCTCTGACACAAGAGGCTTGCGCACACGACGCAGAAAGTCGCGGGTGCTCTTCCAGTAAGGCGTGTTGAGAAAATCGAACTCGGGCTCGGTGCCATCCATCAGGAACCGCTCCACGTAGTCGTGGTGACGGGTGCCGCGAAAGCTGGCCAAGTTGCAGATGAAGTCAGCTTTGGCCTCTCCGACTGACTCACGCCAGGCTTGCAGGCCGGAGTCGTCCCGAGTGGCGCTAAGAATTGTGGTCACAGAGCGGCATTCGCCGATCGGTGTGGAATAGCTGCGCTCACCTTCATGGTGCGAGCGGATGGGTTCGTACTTAGGTAAGCCTCCGATTAGATCAGTTGCCATAGGGGACGCCCTCGATCGGTAGAAGCAGCGAGTTGGCGTCGCATTTGAAGACGCGCATGAGATCGGCGAGAACGTTCGGGTCGATCAGCTTGGTCTTGCCGCTAGCCATGCGGCCCAGGGAGTAAGAAGAGATCCCTGAGGCCTCGGCGACTTCGCGCAGCGTCAGTTGAGTGCGGAATAAGTGAAAGCGGATGTTGCGTCCGAGGATTTTGGTGGTTTCCATTGGGAGAGAAAGAAGAAAGGGGGCCGTAGCCCCCCGTTAATGGGTCAGGCTTCGGAGAAGGGATCCTCTCCGTCAAAGAGGAGATACAAGTTGCACTTCAGATCGTCGTAGCGCTGACGGATGTCAGCTTTTACGTCTTTCGGTGGTGCAGCAACGAGTGTGTACTCGGTTTTCTTGCCTTCACCAGTTCGGCTGATCTTGATGTCGTATCCGGTTGGATCACCGTAATCCGCATCAGAGATGAACTTAAAGAGCTGATCCATCAAGGTCTTCTGCGTGATCTGCAGAATCTTGAAGTCGCCAGCTGAGTAGTCGTAAACCACACCAGCGAGAAATCGCTTGATGGTTTGGTAACCCTCTTGTTGGCGGATGTTTGAAGGCAGCTCTTCAGGCTTGCTCTCCCAGCGAACCGGCTTGTTATCGACCGTCCAAGCCTCGAAACCGGTAACACCAGAGCCGAAGAAGCGAACACGCACCTCTTCAGTGATCTTGGCGGGGTTCAAATAGCGCCCAGAGCCGGAAGACTCCTTGGAGATCTCCTCAATGGCAGCGGCAGAAAGAAACGTAGACATGTGGCGAAATCCCGAAAATGTGGGTGATGTGCCAGAGGCGCGGATGGATCCGGCCTCGTGAGCAGATGGTAGGGGGTAGGTATGAGGATGTCAATGCTGTTGGTGATATTCCGCAGGAAAGTATGAGTCTCACCGGACTCATTCACATCGCTTGTAGCGGCTCAGGAAGCTGGTTACGGTGAAACACGCCCACGAAAAAACCCCCCGCTGAACGCAGAGGGTCGAGGGCCTTCACTTGCTTCTATCTACCTTAATGGACGAACAAACCAAAGGCAATAACTCGGCCCTTTTAGAAGGACGAGCTATTGAGCTGCTTCGCCGTGGTGTCTTCCCTGATGAGTGGACCTTTGTTCCCGTAGCTGGGAAAGAGACCTACATCAAAGAATGGACCACTAAACCGCTGTCACGAGTTGAGTGCATGGCGGCCTACCAGCTGAGGCGCGATTACGTCGGCCTCGGGGTGGTTACGGGCTCGTTCTCGGGTGGCCTCATCGCTCTGGATATTGATGGCGAAACGGCAGACGCTCGCTATCGCGCAGTAGCTGGTGATGAATACGAGCCTTTCGGTGAAGAACGCACCATGTCGACGACCTCGGGGAAACCTGGGCGTCGTCAAATCCTCTACCGCGTGCCGGAGCATCAGACGGAAGAGCTAGGGCATGTAAAAACCTTAATCCTTCGCACTGACGACGGTTCCTGGCACTTGGGTCAAGGTGACACCAACCGGGGAGCCGGTGGTGACTTTGACGCAATCACCGGAGAGCAGTACCAAGAGGTTGTGCTGCGCTTCAACGCATGCCAAAGCGTTGTTCCCGGCTCACCTCACCCAGATACGAAGAAGCCCTATCGCTTCCTCAACTACAACGAGGGTCAAGTAGCTGCAGCTCCGGCTTGGGTGCTCGATGTGCTCCGGCCTCATAGGAAGCCTGTCCAGTGGCTTTCGGAGGCGCAGCAGAAAGAGCTCAAGGACGAGCTCGGGGGGCAAACCGCCGTTCCGCCACGGCAGATCCGGGGCTGGTTCTTCAAGGAAGAGGTTCAGGCACTGCTTCGGCCTCGGTTGGATGAGCTCGTGTTTCGCCACTCCGTTTTTGATGAATACGGCTGGAAAGAGCGGAATGGTGATAAGCCGCAGCGCATGAGCGGATGCCCTTGGCACGGCGGTAATAGCGGCACGACCTTTCAGTACGCAACTGAAACCGGCTGCTGGGACTGCAAAGCCTGCGGGGTAGGCGGTGATGTTCTGAGCTTCGTGCACAAGATCCGCACCGAAGACATGCACGCCGGCAAGCCGACAGGTGCAGACCTCGAGGCTTACGTCGCGGAGATCGCTACCGCCCTCGGATACGACTACCCGGCTTGCGCCACCGCTACAGAAGTCACCATCAAGGATGCGCCCTTAAAGCGCCTCTCAGGGCACGAGTTCTTCACCGCAGCCGAGAAGATCATCAACGGCTACGACAACGCTGAATTGGCTCACTACCAGCTGATGGAGCTGGTTCGTGATTCAGGCCTTACCCACGTCTATAAGTCTGGTCCTGCTGTTGAAGCCGCTCTCGAGCGTTTCTTGCTGCACCAAGAGCAGGTTGAAGAGGATCCGAACTGGCAGGAGAAGGTTCGCGGTCAGCGCGACTACCTCATCCCTGACTTTGTTTCTGCGCCGAGCTCGATCCTTCTGCACGCTCGGGGCGGTATGGGTAAAACCCGCCTGGCGGTGCTGCTGGCAAAGATCGTTGGCCAGAAGCTGCCCATGAAGGTGCGGGGCATCTCTGTACAGCCCACGACCTCGGGCAACGTGCTTTTCATCGGCAATGACATGTCGATGACCGATTACGCCGAGTATCTCGACCAGCAGGGCATCGACTCCACAGGGGCAGATAGCTGGTTCCGCTTCAAGCCTCAGTGGCAGCAGAGCCAGTACAGGGTGCTCCTGCGTTGGCTGCAGGAGATTAAACCCGTCCTCGTGGTGGTCGACTCGCTCACCTCAGTGAGCACGATGATCGCCGCTAAGGAGTACGAGAAGGAGTACTCCAACACGCTTTACCGGCTCGCGAGGGAGAACGGCACGGCCTTTCCTCCTACGACCTTCCTATGGATCCACCACAACACCAAGGACGGATCCAAGTTCCGTGGCTCAGACACCCTGCGTAACGCGGTTCACGAGACCTGGGAGCTCAAGGATCTGACAGATGAAGAGCGAGCCGAGTATGGCGACCATGCGCTCATCCTCGAAATTGATAAGAGCCGGGGCATGCGGGGTGGTGACCGCTTCCTGGTGCGGGAGGACATCGAAGAGGCGCTGAGCATCGAAGACCTCACACCAACCGTTACCAGGGAAAACGGAGGGAGAGGCGATGAAACACCACGGACGCTCGTTCTCGGGATCCTTAAGGAGGCTGATGGGCCGATGACTGCTAAGGATCTTCGCTACGCCCTTAACAGCCGCCTAGCGGGGCGTAGAGGGCCAGGAACGATCGTCAGTGAGAAGACCGTGAAGCGGTGGGTGCAGCGGTGGGTTGTGGCCGGCCTCGTGGAGGAATCGAAGATGAGACAGAAGGGACAGAAAGGGGGACGCCCTTGCACAGGTTTTTCTGTCAAG